ATAATGGCATGTCTGCAGCACCAGAGAGTGATGAAATTGCACAATTGGCACAAGATAAAGAAGAAACTGGTGAAATACTTCAAGGTGGTATGGGTGATGGCAAATCTCCTTTAGAATTTAGTGCGGAGCAAATATTAAAGGGAATGGAAGTTGAAAAAGAACACAGTAGTGACCCTATGGCTGCAATTGAGATTGTTTTAGACCATTTAAGTGAAGACCCTGAATATTATACAGAAAAAGATACACCAGAGGCTTCAGCACAGTTTGGTGCATCTAAAGATGCCGATGGTGACGATAAAGATTTAGAAGACATTTTACTTGGATTTAAACCACATAATGTTGGTGATGAAATTGATGGCGATGAAGAAAAAGAAAAACCAGAGGATTTTAAAGAACCAGAACCTGAAGCACCTGAAGAAGATGATGAAGAAAAAGAAGAAACTGAAGAAGATGACGAAGAAAAGAAAGATATTGAAGAATCAGAAGAAGATAAATTAAAGCAAAGCGACCCAGCAACATGGCATCAGATACAGGTTGCAAAACAGACTATCAAGATGCCCGGGGCAATGGCTGGTGTAATGGGCGGTATGTCAAAAGAAGAAGCGAGACGAATATTAGCAAAACGTGGCATTAAAATTAGTGAAGAAGTAACTATTAATGGCTCAGTTGGAACTAATCAAGAAAGTAATGTAAACCCAGAATTGCAAAGAAAATATCAAGAATATCAGAAAAAGGATTTCAATACATTACCAGATAATGACAAGGAAGAGTATTTCGAACTATGGAAACAATTCAAAGAGAAGAAATAATTGAATAATAACAACAATAAAAAGACTACCAAGCGTAGTCTTTTTTGTTTGTTGGGTATTTATATAGAAAAAGGACATGTCAATATTCAGGTCATATTTCTCGAAAAATAATACGTTGATAGATAATAATCTAAGCAACAACTCTCAGAACCCCGTTACTGAAGTATCTTATGGTACATTCAATAAGCAGGTAAGTAGGTTCATTTTTGACGTTGACATGAGTGAATTACTGAAAAAAATCAACGATGGCTTTATTAATCCAAATAGAATAACCAAGCATATACTACATATGACTAACACAATCAGATATGCTGACCAGTATATTGGAAAGAAATCATATAGTCTAAAAATTGACAGGGCAAGCAGTTTTGATTTGGATTTATTTAATATTAATGAGGATTGGGATGAAGGTAGTGGTTATATATTTGAATATAATGATTCCCAATTACCATATGTTGATACATTAGACCCCGTTATACGTGAACAGGCATCTAATTGGTTCATGAGAAAAACAAACCTGCCTTGGTTAAGTGGTGGTTCATATATTAGTGGTGTAACACAAATTATTGGCACACAGAGTTTTGATAATGGAAACGAAGACTTTGAAATAGATATTACAGATTATATAAATCAGAGATTATTTGGTACTGGTTATACTGGAACATCAGCATATACAGGTACTTCATTCGGTTTAGGTGTTAAATTCCCCGATAGTTTTGAAGCATTAGAAACAGAATACAGGCAAGCAGTGGCATTTCATGCAAAGCACACCAATACATTCTATGAGCCTTTTATTGAAACAATAGTTGATGATACTATCACTGACGACAGAAACTATTTTTACTTAGACAAAGACAATGACCTATATTTATATGTTAATATTGGTGGTTTTCAACAGAATATTGTTGTTGATAAGGTAGATATATACGATTATGAAGATAATCTTATCGATACTATCAGTGGCATCACTGGTGTTACCAATGTTAGTAAAGGCATTTATAAAATAACTTTAAATCTTGATTCACAATTATATCCAGATGCTGTTTTATTTAGGGACGTATGGTCATTAAGTGTTAATGGTAGGGCAACAACCTATGAGGGTGAATTCTATCTCATATCACCAGACAAATACTATACTTTTAATAATTCTAATCAAATAAGTTTTGATAATTACTTTTTTTATTTCTGGGGAATAGGTGAAAAAGAGAACATTAGAATAGGAAATGTGAGAAAAGTTAAATTAACTATCAAAGAACTCTATGCAAATCAAAATAATTTCTTACCTTTGGATATTGAATATCGCTTATTTACTACAATAGGTAAAAAATATGAACTTGATTTAATACCATTTACTAAAGTGAATCGAATCAACACAGGATATGAATTCAATCTTGATACTTCATGGCTAATTCCGCAGGATTACTATCTTCAGATTAGAATGAAAAATGGTGATTATTACGAAAACAAGCAAACGCTTTCATTCACCATTGTTTCGGATGGTAGTTTAAAAGTGTAAATTTTTACAGAAAATCATAATATTTCTTATTTTTATTTAGTCTAAATAAAAAAAGTCTTGTATTTATGAAAAATGTAGGCTATATTTGTAGCACAATTTTTATAATTGAAAAATAACTTTATTGTAATTTAAATTAAAATGGAAAATCAAAATGAAATGGCAAATGCCCCAAGTGGTGAGTTGTCAGACTTGAAAAAAATGTTCTCTGATTATCAAAACAAACAGAAGCAGGGAAAGCGCAAAACAAGTGAGGAAATCTTAGCGAAGTATTTCGTTCCTCGTAAAACAAAAGAGACCTTCAGAATTCTAAAACCAAAACCGGGTAAAAAACACATCGAAGAAGCATTCTTCCATGCAGTTCCTACTATTGGTAAAGGTGGCAAGGTAAAACACGGAACAGTTATTTATTGTCCCGCACATAACGACCCAAAGGTTAAGAAACTTGACAAGAACGGTAATGTTGTGCTTGATAGTAATAATGCACCGATAATGATTCCTGCTCCATGTCCTTTGTGTGACAAAGCAAAAAAAATGCTTGCACAACAAAATCCTGCCTTAAAAGGAAGGAAGAAAGAAACACTTAACTCCGATGAATTGGTCATCTACGAAAAAAACAGACAAATTTTCATTGAAGCGAATAAATGGGAAGCAAAAAAATTCTACATTGTTCGTGGTATTGATAAAGGTGCTGAAAAAGATGGCGTTAAATTCTGGAGATTTAAACACAACTTTAAAAATCAAGGTACTCTTGATAAACTTCTTCCTATCTTGGAAGATTTTATGACACACAATCAAGCAGATTTCGCTGATTCAAAAAATGGTACTGACCTCAGTATTACAATGGCTGACAGTGAATTTAACGGTCATGTTTACAAACAGATTTCTGCAATTACCGCACGTGGTAAATCACCACTTCATGCAGACCCTATTGTTATGCAACAGTGGCTTGAAGATGATATCACATGGAGAGAAGTCTTTCAACCAAAGAAAGCACCTAATATTACTCCTTATGAGTTTCTTGAAATGGTGGCATCAGCAAGCAATCCTTATTGGGATGATACAGATGCAAACAATAAGCATTGGGTATTCCCCGGTCGTCCCGACCTTGAGGAAAAAGCCAATACACGTAATCGTAATCTCGATGCAGATGAAGATGCTGAATTCGAACAAGCATCTGATTTAATGGATGACGAATATCCACGTGTAACAATCAGTAATATTACCCCTGACAAGGTTGGTACATACACTGATGATGCATTAAACGTTGGTGAATCAGTATTAAAAACTGCTCCGACAACTGCTCCGTTAGTTGCTTCGACAGAAAAAACTGAAGAAAGTGATGCACCTCCAACTGGTAATGAATACGATGACTTACCATTCTAAAAATTAAACTTTAAAGGGGAAATGAAAGTTTCCCCTTTATTATCTATTTAACAATTTAATAACTATGGCAAAAGTAATAGAAGAAGTACCTTCAAACGATAAGGTACGTAAACCTACACCAAAAAAGACATTCAGTCTTGATAATTTCAAGAAAAAAAGTGGCACTCAAGACATTCCATCAAAACCACTTGCATGGATTCCTATTGATAGCGGGTTAAAACAAGCAACTGGCATGCCGGGTGTACCGAAAGGCTATGTTACATTATTTCGTGGATATTCAAATACTGGTAAATCAACAGCAGTGATGCGTGCAATTGTTAATGCACAGAAAATGGGTGACTTACCAATTATTATTGATACCGAAAATAACATTGACATTGGAAATAAAAGATTAACTCTGATGGGTTTTGACTGGAACAAAGACTACATTTTAGTTAATAATAAATATCTTCTTGAAAATTTCGGTAAGAAACAAGATAAAGACAGAAATGAAGCAAGTATCGAAGACCTTGCAAAAGCAATGTATTATTTCTTAGACCAGCAAGCAGCAGGTGAGTTACCTTTTGATATATATTTTGGAATTGATTCAATTGGAACACTGAATTGTATTAAAACAATTAATGCATTAGAAAAAAATGAAAGTGACAACAACATGTGGAATGCTGGTGCATATGAAAAAGCATTTTTGTCAATGCTAAATAATACGATTCCAAATAGCAGAAGAGTTGACAGTCCATATACCAATACCATTGGTGCAGTACAAAAAGTTTGGTATGATTCAATGAATAAAGTGATAAAACATAAAGGCGGTGAAACATTTTTCTCTGGTTCAAGGCTTATTTATCATTTTGGTGGAATTATTACTCATGGAACTGCAAGAGAAACAGCAACAAGTAAGGGACGTGCTCTTAATTTTGGATTTAGTAATAAAGTTAATATTGCAAAAAACCATATTGATGGCGAATGGGGTGGAATTTCATTGGAAGGCAAAATAATGTCAACACCACATGGATTTGTATATGGTGATGAAGCAAGTATTGATGAATATAAAAAGAAAAACATTCTGTATTTCCGCAATAGGTTTAAAGATGCTGATATTAGTGCAGATGATATAATATTTCAATCTAAGCCAATGGATGCAGAAGGAAATGTTTCATTCGAAGAAACAATTATTGATAGGGTTAAAAAAGACGAAGAACAAGAATGAAAACCCGCACTTTATTAGTTGATAGTTCATATCTTTTAAAACGCTCATTTCACGGTGCAAAGGATGTATCCACCAGTGCCTTCGGGCACATTGGTGGATTATATTCTTTTTTAACCACTGTTCGTAAGATGATTAAAGACCATATGATTAATAAAGTAGTATTAGTTTGGGATGGTGAAGGTGGCGGTATTGAACGTTATCGTATTGACCATGCATATAAAGCCAACCGTAAAACTAAAGAATGGCAT